CTGAAAGGAAAGAAGAAGCATTTAACTGGCTTCGTATAAACGGCTTAGGTGATCTTATTAAAAATGAGGTTACCGTTTCTTTTGGTCGCAACGAAGATAACAAGGCAATTGCTTATGCAAACCTTGCGGCAGAGAATGGATATCAACCCGCCCAGAAATTAAAGGTTGAGCCCATGACTCTCAAAGCATTGGTCAGAGAGCGTATCGAAGCTGGGAAAGATATGCCCTCTGATCTATTTAACGTGTTCGCAGGAAACAGAACCAAAATAACAAGGAAATAAACATGAACAAAGCACAAGGCACAATGGACCAAGGAACAAAAACGTCCAATGCAGTAGCTGAGAAAGTAGCTGCAGGAGCTTTAGCTGTTAGCATCTTTGAAGATGATGCAGATAAAGGTCTAGGTAATATAGGTCATGAGGATCTAGCGTTACCTTTTCTTAAAATACTAGGACAACTATCTCCAGAAGTTAATAAAAGGGATGGTAAATACGTTCAAGGTGCAGAGCCTGGAATGATTTACAATTCTGTAACTGGAGAATTGTTTGATGGTGAAAAAGGAATTAACGTTTTACCTTGTCATTACAAATTAGAATATATTGAATGGCAAGAAAGAGGCGAAGGTTCTGGCGCTCCAGTTGGAATCCATTCATCATCAAGCGACATAATGACTAAAACAAAAAGAGATGCTTCTTTTAAAGACAGATTATCAAATGGTAATTATGTTGAAAAAACTGCAAGTTATTTTTTAATTGTTCGTGGTCAAACTCCAACTACAGCTTTACTTGCTATGAAATCTACGCAATTAAAGATAAGTAGAAAATGGAATAGCATGATAACTGGAACAAAGATGAAAGGTAAGAATGGATTATTTACTCCAGCATCTTTTAGTCATGTATATAAACTAAGAACTGTTCAACAATCTAATGATAAGGGTACATGGTTTGGTTGGGAAGTTACTAAGGTGGGTCCTGTAGAGGATGCTTCTTTGTATCAACAAGCTAAATCATTTGCTGAAAGTGTTTCTAAAGGGGACATCATAGTGAAACACGGTGATTCTACTGGATCTGAAAAAGGATCTGAAAGTCATTTCTAACTCCTTTCGTTGATATGTGGGCAAGCAATTGCCCACATTAAAATATTATAAAGGGCTAAATGGAAAGAAAGTTTATAGAGTATTTTTCTGGATTACAGAGAAATTATGGTTTTGCTGATTTAAGCGAAATGATGATTGATCCACAAACAGGAAAGAATCAACCAAAAAAATATGGTTGGACACACAGACAAATAACCGATCAAGATTATATAGATCATTTAAATGGAAAAAAATCTATAGGTATACAACCATGTAATGATGAAGGCATGGCTAGGTTTGGCGCTATAGATATTGATTCTAAAGATTACAAAGATTTCTCAGTTAAAAAATATTTAGATATTATAAAAAGTTATGATCTTCCATTAATACCAGTCAAATCAAAAAGTGGTGGATTACATCTTTATTTATTTTTAAAAGAACCTGTTAAAACATTAATAATTAAAAAATTTTTAGAGAGTTTATTATTCACTTTAAAACTTCCATTAAGAACAGAGATTTATCCTAAACAAACAGAACTTGGAAAAGATTCTGAAGGAAAGTTTATAGATGGTAATTTTATAAACCTACCATATTACAATAAGGCTGAAAGAATATCAATCAACTTTGATGGTAAAGAATTTACATTTGAACAGTTTGTTAAAGTTATAGAAGCAAATTTAAAGACAGCAAGTGAACTAGAAGAGTTTTCATTAGCCCATGTGAAAACTGTACTACAAGGAGGCCCATCCGAGTTTGATGATGGTCCTCCTTGTCTACAGATGATGACTAAAAATCCATTAGATGATGGAAGAGATAGATGGTTATATAATTACATGGTGTTTGCTAAGAAAAGATATCAAGATAAATGGGAAGAAATGGTTATAGATGCTCCTAAGAAATACTTCTTAAAAGATTCTAATGGATTGGTTGTTGATGATTGGGGAGAAAAAAAAGTAAGAGATAAGATTAGATCTTGGAAAAAAGACTCTACTAAAGGTTATACTTGTACTCAAGAACCTATTGTAAATTTTTGTATGAAATCAGAATGTGTAAAAAGAAAATATGGATTTTTATCTGATAGAAAAATTTTATTTCCTAAATTATCTACCCTGGTTAAGATTAAATATCCCGAACCAGAATATACTTTTAACGTTGAATTACCAAATGGAGAATCAAAAAGTGTTAAAGCAAAGAATATTAAACAAATAGTATTACAGGAAGAAATAAGATCTATTATTGCTGCTGCTGCAGATTTTGTTCCACCAAAAGTAAAATCAAATGAATTTCAAGAAGTATTAGATAGTTTATTTCCTCCTAAAGAAGAGTTACTACCACCTAAAGGAACTACTCCAGATGAACAATTAGAGGAATATTTAAGAGATTTTGTTAATGGGCCTCAAGCTAAATCTAATGCTTCTTTTAAATCAGGGGCTGTATTAGTAGAAGGTGATCATGTGTATTTCAAATATCAAAGTTTTTATAATACTTTAAAGAATAAAGATTGGAAAGAGGATAAATCTAAAACAGCAGAAAAAATAATACATATAGGTGGGGGTAAATTAAAAACAAAAATTAATGTACCTAAAAGATTTCCTAAAAAACCAGGAGAAAAAGAATCACATGATCCAATTGATGTAATACAAATGCCTATGGAAAAATTTAAAATTAAATCAATTAAACCAGAAGTAATTCCGGTTAAATCAAAAAAAGATATATTTTAATGATTAGGAAAGTATTAGGTCCTCCAGGAACAGGTAAAACAAGAAGGCTTCTTGGAGAAGTAAATAATTATTTAAGCAAGGGTGTTCCTTTAAATAAAATAGGTTATTTTGCTTTTACAAGAAAAGCAGCTAATGAAGCAAGAGAAAGATTCTTACAATTAAATAAAGATTTAAATAAAGCAGACACTAAATTTTTTCAAACATTACATTCTTTAGCTTTTCATACATTAGGTATGAGTGAAGATAATGTTATGCAACCGGTACACTATGAACAAATAGGTAAGGAATTAAGTATACGAGTTAGTTACTCAAATGATTCTGAGGAAAGTTGTTATATGAATTGTGATAATGAATATTTTAAATTAATTAGTAAGGCACGAGTTAAATGTGTTTCCATTGAAGATGAATTTAATACTAATGAATGGAGCAGAGATATAAATTTAGATACATTACATCATATAAATATGAATTTTATTAATTATAAGAAAGCTTATAATTTAGATGATTATACAGACATGATAGAAAAATTTGTACTCAATTCAGATAAATGTCCTTTATTTGAAGTTATTTTTGTAGATGAAGCCCAGGATCTATCTCCTATTCAATGGAAGATGTTTGACGTATTAAAATCTAAATCTAAAGATATATTTTTAGCGGGAGATGATGACCAGGCTATTTTTGCTTGGGCTGGAGCTGATGTTAATAGGTTTATAGATGAACCAGCAGAGGAAGAAGTATTACAACAATCTGAACGTATACCATTAGCTGTTCAAGAATTATCTAATACTATATTAAATAGAATACAGGGTAAAAGAAAAGAAAAAGTATATTATGCAAAGAAAGATAAAGATGGAAAAGTAGTTCAGGGTAAAGTGGATACAATATTTGATATTGATAGTTTAGATTTATCAACTGATAAATGGTTAATACTAACCAGAACAACTTATAGATCAGATGAAATATCTGATCTATTAAAAGAAAAAAAATTATATTTTAAAAACAGATATGGAAAAAGTTTTGATCATAGACTTTATAAATCAGTATTGAAATGGACTGATCTTACATTAGGTAAAGAAATATCTATTGCTGATTGTAAAGATATTTATGAATATTTAGATGATACTTTTGATGAAAAGAAATTTGAAAATAAGTCTTTTGTTAAAATAGAAGATTTAGGATTTACTCCTGGAGTAACTTGGTTTGATGCATTTACCAATTTAGATCAAGAAAAAGAATTATACATTAGGACTATGTTAACTAATGGAGAGAAATTATCTGAAGAACCAAGAATAGAAGTATCAACCATTCATGCAGCAAAGGGTGGTGAATGTAAGAATGTTATTCTGGTGTTAGATAATGCAAGAAAAATAAGACAATCTACAGAAGCAAATGTGGAAAAGCAGGATGAAGAACATAGAGTTTGGTACGTTGGTGCAACAAGATCTATGGAAAATCTTTATATATTAAAATCTAAAAAGGAATGGAAAGGATATCAATTATGAGTAATAAGACGTTTTTTAAACAAATAGGAGGAGCTCATTATAAGAAATATAAAATACAACCTTCTTTATTTATCAATAAAAATAAGATACTGTTTGCTGAAGGCAATGCAATTAAATATATTTGCAGACACCAGGATAAGGGAAAGAAACAGGATTTGTTAAAAGCAATACATTATATAGAAATGATTATAGAAAGGGATTATGAAAGTACCTCTATTTGAAGCACAAAAGGAATGGGTAGAACCAGAAGAGTTTCCAGATTTAAGATCTTATGATGAGATCGCAGTAGACTTAGAAACAAGAGATCCAGATTTAAAAAAGAAAGGATCAGGTTCTGTTATAGGTAATGGAGAAGTAATTGGTATAGCTGTAGCTGTTCCCGGGCGATCTTTTTATTTTCCTATAGCGCATGGATCAGGTCCTAATATGGATCGTAAGAAGGTTTTAGAGTGGTTTAAAGACACCATGGCTACTCCATCAATAAAAATATTCCATAATGCAATGTATGACGTGTGTTGGATAAGACAATTAGGTATTAAAATCAATGGCTTAATCGTAGATACTATGATTGCAGCATCATTGGTTGATGAAAATAGATTTCAATACAGTTTAAATATGCTGTCTTGGGATTACCTTGGTTATGGTAAGAGTGAAGCAGCTTTAAATGAAGCAGCCAAGTCAAGAGGATTAGATCCTAAAGAAGACATGTGGCAATTACCGGCTATGGAAGTTGGAGCCTATGCTGAAAAAGATGCTGAACTTACTTTAGAGCTTTGGCAAATGTTTAAAAAAGAAATAGTTCATCAAGACATAGAATCAATATTTAGTACAGAAACTGATTTATTCCCATGTTTAGTTGA